AGATCATTTTCAAGACAATAACGATAAATTTCACCGCCACCTGTGATGCACATCTCTTTGTTTGGACAAAAATATTCTGCCACCAAAATTGCTTGCTCAACAGAGTTCGCTGGTAACATTGGATTTTTGCTATAACCAGGAGTGTTTATCTTCAAAATGTCTCTTGAAATTACAATGTTGTCCCTGCCTGGCAATGGTTTGTATTTAACTGGAATTGAATCCCAAGTTTTTCTTCCCATCAAACAGGCTTTGCCCATTGTGTATTCCTTAAAGAACTTCAAGTCTTCTGGAATTCTCCAAGGAACATTGCCATTGCTATCGCCTATGACAAAATTCTGATTATAAGCAACAACAATGGTTTTCTCTGACATTATTCAACTTCCATCAAATTGGCAGCAAATTCAGCCGCTTCTGCAACAGAATTCTTTAGATGGATACATGGGCTATCCTCTTTTTGAATGTAATTTCTCAACAATTTACGTGTTTTGTTGATTCTTACATGATCTGGAATTGTATCTGGGCAATCTTCAATTACCACAACCAAGTCACGCTCACTCATGTGAACTTGAAGAGCAATCCATCCAGATTCGGCCATGCTCGCAATTCCATTCGTTTCGCCAGTGATTATAAGCATCACGACCTTGTCATTTGCAGCATGATCAACTTCATTTTTCATAGCCTCTTCTGTCCAATTAGGAACAACTGGATTGAAATAAGGCTTTTGTCGCTGTTCCAAAATAGGAATCGCAATATCTTCTCTCCAACGAGAGTCTCCACATGTACCAAACAAACCAATACAATGTTTCATAACAACCCTTTCTTAAACAGCAACAGGAATCTCGATCTTTGGACCTGAAACGAAATCAGATTTTTTATTAATTTTCAACTTTGGACTGTCAATCCCACTTTATTTTTCCTATTTGTCTTTGCTTGTATTCAACTTTCTTGATTCTATAATATTGTTTTTTAACTTCCTCTACCCCTAGATTTATTATTCTTTCAACTTCTGCTTGTGTAATTCGACTTCTGACACCAAAAGCATCGCATGTGGAAATTATATTTCTGTGTGTAAACTGATACATCATCCCCAACGGAATCCCGAGTTTTTCCGCTGCCTCTTGAACGGATACAGTGTCTTTCATAAATTGAGCATGAGCATCGGCTGAATCTCGATCGATGGTGATCATCCCACATTCAATATCTGATGTTATCAATCCTTTATTGATCCATTGCGATACAGTCTTATGGTTAAATCCATGCTGTTCACAGTACTCATTTATCGTATATCCACTTCTCCTGTCTTTAGGAGATTCAACAGAGTAAAATCTTTTGTGCTTCCTTTGTAAATATATGGTTGCATCATGATACAAATAATCTCTAATGGCAATAGCAAACTCACCGCTATAACGCAAGTTGAACATTTCTGTCGTCTTCACTCGCTTTTCACGCACAAGTTCTGTGTGACTAACACCACAGTGTTTTATTAGGACGGCTTGTATTTCTTTAAGTATGTCTCTTAATCCTATGATTGAAAAAATTGGCCGTCCATTTTCCCAGTTCTTACTATCGTATGCGAACGTAATACACCCATCTCCATCAAAGAAACCACGAATGAAATGTGAAGCAAGATTATTTGTTAATTTTGGCATATGCAATTCAACACTTTTAGTTGTTCCGACACCATGACTAATTAAGTGCATTACCATTTTCTTGCTATGGATAAAAAATGACCAAACTGGTTTGCACCAATGCTTGTTTCCCTTAAAGACAGCCAATCTTTCTGGAAGAAAATTTATTTTACCCTTGTGTCCAATAATGTGAGCGGCTTGTTTTACCAAATCTTCATCTATCAAAGATAAGCTGATTGAATATTTATTGATATTGCCATTTTTTATTGATGCTGATCGCTGCACACAGCCATCTGCTGCAAGCAATCCTAAAAGATATGCTTTTTGTTCTGTGTCAATAACCTCAAAGAAATTTTCGTCTTCAAGTGTGTCTCTATAATCCCTATCTGTATTGGCTGGAATATCATATTTCTTTAACAAGCCATAAATTGGTTCTGTGCTGCAATTGTATTGTTTAGCCAACAAAACTGGAGAAACCTTTTGGTCTCTGTAATCTTCAATGATTTTTTGGTGGTGCTCTTCTGGTATAACCAATCTAGCAGAACCGCAAGTAATTATGCCGCATTTAGGGCATCCACAACCATGACTATTATGCACGATAGGCTTTTGCCAAAATGATCCATGAACAGGACAAACAATTTCTACTTCGATTTTAGAATTGCGATAATCAACTTTATGGTAATCATATTTTTCTCCATGAATACATTTTGCTTTAATTATAAATTTTTCTGTTGTTAGAGCGATAGCTGATTTATCCTTTCCACACTTGAATTCTTTAATCCAATTTTTTACAACACCAACAGACACACCAAAATGAATTGCTGTGTCTTTTCTTGTGTTGTTTGAATAGTATAAGGTGAATTCTTCTTTAGATGGTTTCATGGTGCCACTTCTTAAATTTAATCACAATTTTGGCAAGAATTAATTCATCCACGTGGTTCCATATCCTTTGCCCCACAAACCTACGGTAATAAAATTGTGCTTTATTGCCGATTCGTGCAAAACACTTACATCTTCTAATACAAGTGTGGCTGTTTCAACTCCTTTTTCAATGCATGTATCGACATGTGATTTCAATTTTTTAAGATCTATATTTTCAATAGTTGTTTTGTTTTTTATTGCACGACTTGCCCCACTCTTTGTTTTCATGACTTCTGCCATATCAAATCTATATTGCCCCTGTGCGTGAGATTTTAACCTACCCTCTTCTTCCATTCTTCTTACTGTCGCTTCACTAATTTGCAACAATTCAGCTACTTGGTGGACTGTCAATAACATTTCTTTTCTCCTTCAATTTAAGCAATTATTTTACACAAAATTAATTTCATGACGCTACATACCTTCATCTTGATGTTATATAGGATCATGAAATGAAAAAAAGAAAATTTGATGCAATTACAGAAAGTAATATTTGCGAAGAATACATCAAAGGAATGTCTACCATAAAACTAGCTGAAAAATACAATTGCAAATGGTCAGAGACTATTCTTTCTGTGCTTAAGAGACACAATGTTCCAAGAAGAGATAGATCTAATCAAAGAAGAGTTTATACAATAAATGAAAATTATTTTGATGAAGTAGACACGCAAGAAAAATCATATTTCCTTGGACTTTTGTATGCAGATGGCGGTTATGTCAGAGACTCAATTTCCATTTCTTTACAAGAAAAAGACGCCTATCTATTACAAAAGATGAACGACAATATCGGCAGCAACAAACCACTTAGATATTACACAAACAACTGGGATTGTAGATACGCCAAATTAAGTATATCAAACAAACATTTGGTATCGAAATTACATGATTTAGGAATAACGCCTAGAAAATCTTTTAAAATTCGTTTTCCAAAACTCAAATCGCATTTGATTAAAGACTTCATAAGAGGATTTTTTGATGGCGATGGATGTTTGTGCATACAAAAAAAATCAAATAAAGGTCTTGTAACAATTACCTCAAATGAAAGTTTTTGCAATGACATGAAAAAAATAATTTGTGAAGAAATTAAAATCAACTGTCAAGTTTATAAAATCAAAAACAAAACCAGCAATAGAGTCACAATAAGTGGCAATCAACAAATATTGAAATTTTGTGACTGGATTTACTGTGACTCTATCGTTCATATGGACAGAAAATTCCAAAAATACATCGATCTAAAAAAGAAACCTGTATCTTGTACTAAACAGCAACAGGAATCTTGATATTTGGACCTGAAGTAAAGTCAGTGATTTCGAAATCTTCAGGCTTGTAGGAGAATATATCAGCAGCCTTATTGATCTTTAGCTTTGGACTATCAATCTTTGGCGTGTCAAGGTACGCCTTTACCCCGTCGAGCTGATCAAAATATATGTGCGAGTCTGCAGTCACATGCACGAATTCATGTGGAATGCAATCTGTTTGTTGTGCAATCATTACTGTCAATGCACTATAGAATTGGATGTTTGCTGGAACTCCAATTGGGAAGTCACATGATCTTTGATACAGAATCCCTGTCAGTTTTCTGTCATCGTCTACAAGAACCTGATACATCATATGACAAGGTGGAAGCTTCATTTTGGCTACATCTTGTGGATTCCAAAGAGTCCATAGCGTTCTGCGACAAGATGGATCTTCTTTGATTCTTTCGACGACCCACTTCAATTGGTCGAATCCGCCTTTTCCATACAAATTATGTGAAGGGTGACTGGTAGCTACATGATCGCTTTGCGTGCCCTTTGATCCGCCAATTCCATTTCCATAATCGCCACCGAAATGACGAAGTTGGAAGCCATAAACAGGCCCAAAGCTTTCTTCTGCAAAACCATGTTTCTGTTCGAAATCATGATCTACCCAAGGTGTCCAAAAGTTGCATCCAAGTTTCTTTAAGTCCTTGTTATTTGTAGATCCAGAAAGGAACCAAATCAGTTCAGAAAACACTGACTTTGGCCATGTCTTTCTTCGAGTCAAAATTGGAAAGAACTCTGTATCCAACTTGTACCTATTGAGCATACCAAATATTGAAAGCGTCTTAATGTTTGTTCGTTTGTTCGTTCGACTAACGCCATTTTCCAATATTTCCTGAAGAGCGTTATCGTAAGGTTGCATCAAGTACATGGATTTTCCTTTGTTAAAAAAGGGATCTTAATGTTCTGTTTCAAAAAGAAAATAGCAAATTGATGATTTTCACTATCTTAAAGAATGATTTCAGAATCAGGACAAAATTTATCAGTGCTCATCGTTACCGAAACTGATCGTGATTGGCAGACATACGCATCTTGGTATTCAATTCACAAGAATCTTCCCGACGCAAAAGTCTCTTTATTCATCCACAGGACTGAAAACACGCCTTTCGTGTATTACCAATGGGCAAAAAGACTGAAAATTCCAACAATCAGAGCTTGGCCTTTTTCAAAAGAAGGTCCGGAGGAACTTAACTGGCTTGGAGCTATTAAGATCGCAAAAGAAAGAAACGTAATATCCGATCAGGTTCTTGTGATTCGACCTCATGTTTTGGCTCTGGAATCTTTTGAACCAAAAATTTTAAGACAATTCAATGAAAGTAAAATTTTGATAAATGAAGATGCTTGGTTTTTAAATAAACAAGATGTAAGCGAACTTATAAACAAATATTATCTTGAAGACAAAAAACCAGAAATTTCTTCAACTAAGTTTTGCTTAGAAGCTAAGGAAAACAATGAAACTACAACTTTTGTGTGTTATAAGAAAGGGTGTGGCAGATGGATAGATACTGCGAAAGGATGTCCTTTCTCAAATGCTGCTGGACTCGTTTCGAACGAGATGACAGCGAACGAGACGAGGGTAATAGAAATTTGGAAGAAAATGGTCCCATTATACCACGTAGTAGTTTGAGGTTTCAAATGGAGAGATTTTATAACAACAACAGCGATGATGAAGATAAAGAAGAATCTTACTTCGGAGACGATGTTTATGATGACGAAGAAATCGAACAAATAAGTTACATTGACCATCAAGGGATTTTAAATGTAATGCAAATGGATATGGCTCAATCTGAGCTAAACCAACATCTTTTAGAAAAAGCAATAACAATTGCAAAAAGTGGTTGGTTTTGGGGATTTAAAAGCACATTAGATAGATTGAACGAAATTGAGATGATTTACAAGAAACTATTCTCAATTACTGTAGATGAAAGGGACTCAGAAACAAATAGTATTAATGAATCAGACCAATTTACATAATTTACATTCGAAATCATCATTAGGTATCGTAAATAAATTATGACACCTAATGAACTTACCAAAGCCATTCTCGTAGATCTATTAGAAACAGGAAATACAGTAGTTGATATAGCTAAATTGTACAAAACAACTAGACACCAAGTTTACAAGAAATTAAAAGAATTTTCCATTGATAGGCGTGCAATTCGATTCAATGAACTTACTGAAATTGTTCTCATAAATCTATTGGAAACAGGCAACACAGTAGTTGATATAGCCAAATTTTACAAAACAACTAGACACCAAGTTTACAAGAAATTAAAAGAATTTTCAATTGATAGACGTGCAATCCGATTCAATGAATATTTTTTTGACGACATAAACAATGAACAAAAAGCTTATTGGTTGGGATTCATTATGGCAGATGGCTGTATCTCTAGAACTCGGTCTGATAAAGTTGTAATAAAACTTGCTTTGAAGGATGAACAACATTTAAAAAAATGGCACGAAGCAATTAATTGTCGAGTAAAACTTGGATACGGATCTAACAAAACAGTACAAAGTCAACTCTATTCAAGTGTCATGTGTGATTCTTTGGAAAGAATAGGTTGTACACAAAGAAAATCACTAACACTTAAATTTCCAGAAATTGACGATAAGTTAATCAATCATTTAGTCAGAGGATATTTTGATGGAGATGGATCTGCTTCTATAAGTAATAAAAAGACCTCACCACAACTTAGATTAAGCTTTGTTGGAACTGACCACTTTCTATCTAGACTTCAATTAGAATTTGGGACCAATAATAAATTATCATCCTGCGGCAAAGCCAAAATGCTTGAAATAAACGGAAATAAAAAAGCTGGTCGTATAGCCGATTGGATGTACTCAAATAGTTCAATATTTTTAGAAAGAAAAAGAGAGGTGTGTTATTCCAAGCTATGATTTTCAATGCACTAAATGCAAAAAAGAATACAGTGATTTAGTTGCCTTCGATAAAACTGAAGTTTATCCAACCGTACAATGCCCACATTGTAAGTCTAAGAA